ATGATTGTATTTAGAATTAAGCAAATTAGAGAAAGTAAAAATATAACTGCATATAGATTAGCAAAAGATGTTAAAATTTCTCGTTCTTATTTATCGGAATTAGAAAATAATAAAAAAATGAACGTTTCTTTGGAAGTTTTGGTTAATATTGCAGATTATTTGAACGTTAATGTTAAAGATTTATTTTACACTACTTTTGATATAAACTCATTAAAACAAAAGATGTATCGTAGAATTGATAAGTACGGAATCAATTCAAAAGAAGCCCTTGAAGTTAGTCAAATAATAGATCTATTAATAAACATAGACATGAGGAAGCTATAATGCTCCCTCTATTTTCTTTTTTATGTATTTATCTATTTGCATGCTTTGCTCTATTATATCATTGTATTTACTATCATTTTTTATCATTAGTTCAAGCTTTTCCAAATCTTCTTTCATAAGCTTGTCCTCCTTTTTAATATAATAACAAATTTTATGTGAAAAGTCTGTCGAAACTTGTCAAACAGCTAAAAATAGGCAAAAATCCAACGTATGAGAATGAGTTTTAAGGCATTTTAATTATTTTAGGATATAGTTTGTTGTCTAAGATTTAACGCATCCTTTCGCTATAGCGAAATTGGCATAAAAAAAGAGGTAGGATTGCTCCTACCGAATTTATTTGAATAATTTATTAAATGTATTTTTACCGCAAATTCCATCTGCAGATAGTCCGTTTCTATTTTGAAATTTTTTTACAGCGTTTTCTGTTGCTGGTCCGAATATTCCATCTACATTTATATCAAAAGAATGACATACTAACATTGCTTGAATTAAATATGTGATATTTCCTTCTGCTCCTTTACGAACGTTTATGCAAGCATTATAAGTATTAGCTCCAAATATTCCATCGACTGCTAAACCTCTATGATATTGTTTATTTAATTCTGTTTGTAGCCCTTTTACAAGTGCTTTTCTTGTTTCATTTCCATAAATGTTATCTACAGCAATATTTAGTCCGTATCTATCATTTAGAGTGGCTTGTATTTCTGCGACGTTGCCTTTTTGAACGTTTTCTTGTGGTTGAGGTATAATTTCATTACTTGTGTCTGATTTTGCAATCTCGTCAAAAGGGAACTTATCTCCCGGGCAACTCGTAGCACAAACATCTTTATGTTTTTGCACTGTTGATATCTTGTACTTATTCTTTAAGTATGCAACTAATTCCTTTCCAGCTTGTTTTTGAACTTCTGGCATATCTTCTTCCATGTAGTTACCTTCAAAACATACTCCTATTGAATTATAGTTTGAGCCATATGCATGAGCTCCAACTTTATCTTCTGGACGAAGTCTGTATATTGTACCATCTTTTCTAACTAGAAAATGATATCCTGCACCACTCCATCCATTGTTTAGATGCCATCTATGAATGTCCTCGGCAGAACAGTTCTTTGCGTCTGCATGATGTAGAATTATCCTTTGTGTTGCCTTTCTTGTCGACATATCTTTGAATTGTAAGTTAGCTTCAATTATTTCCATCTATTTATCCTCCTTATTTGTAACAACTTTTTGACCTAGCAAATATGTACCAATAACACCTTGAACAACAGCTATTATTTGCACTATTTGAATTGCATATGGTATTGTGATACCATCTACAGCATTAATTCCTGCAACTAATGCACTTATAATTGCTAAAATGTTAGTAGTATATTTTGCTATCTTCTTTAACTTTTCCATAATATTCCCTCCTTAATTATGCGTTTTCTTTATTAAATAATTTTCTATATCTCCAATTGCTTGAGTTACTGGACCATCACAGCCTTGCTCCTTTAGTCCTTTCAGACAGGCTAATTGAGCCTTTAACAAAATTAATCTTTCTTCTTTACTATTAGCAACCTCTCTTTTGAGATTTACCGTTTCTTTTTCTAGTTTTTCAATTCTATATGTATTATCACTTATTTTGTCTAATACAGTTTTCTTTATAAAGTTATATATTGCATAAAAGAAGCCTGCCAATGTTGACAAACTTCCTATTGCTATAACAACTTGTCCAATCGTTACATTTTCCATACTATTCCTCCGATTTTTCTTCTGTGCTTGCTGTTGTTTCCTCTGTTATGTTGTCAGTTTCTTTTGTATTCTCTGTTGCTTCTGCATAAACTTCTTCTGCTTTTAGTACTAATGAGCTATATTCTTCATCACTAATCTTATTCATTGCATAAAATATATTTAGCTTATTTTCAATTTGCTCCTTCTCTACATAATATTTCTTTTCAATTAATTTTAATAATAATTCTGATATTCTCATAATTACACCTCTTCTTTCAAATCATTTTCTAAATTATCTAATAATAAAGCACTTGTCGATGTTGTACTTAACAAGTTCTCTATATTGCTTAATCTTTCGTTATATTCTTTTGCTTGATTATTAAACATTGTTTCAATGTTCTTTTTGTATGTTATGTCTAGCGTTGCTAATTCATTATCTAGGCTTATATTTGTTATGTTTTTATATGTATATAATGCTGTGTCAATTACTTTTTGTTGTTCTGGAGTATATGGAATTATTTCTTCTTCAGCTAATGGATATGCTACTATTGCATTATTATTTTGTAAAAAAGTTTCTAAAGCTTTAGTGTCTTTGATTCCAGTAGTTAATAATCTCAAATAAGTATAACTTCCATCTTGTCTTAGGGCAATTTGCCACCCCTCTATTGTATCTTTCATAATGTTCCAAGGTACTCCTAAAAATTTATCAGATAAAACACTTATTTTCAAATTATCTGTTTTTAAATTTCTTAAAAGTAATCCTTTTTCAGTGTTTATACCTAACGCAAATTTGTTATCTAATGCCTTAAAATAGCTCTCATTTGCACCACCACTACCATTTAAAATTATAATTCCAACATTTTTATGTATGCCATCTTCAGCCAAGTAATCCTTTACCCCATTTGGCAAACTTCTTAGTTTTTGTCCTTCTGCAAGTGGGAATATTATACTTTGCTCTTCATGTGGAATATAGTCTGTTGCAGCTGTATTTTCTTCTATTTGTAGTTCAGTAAATATATTAGTTATTTCGTTTCCTTGTTGCAAATTCCATTGAATTGCAATATATTTAGTATTACTATTCAATGAAACTTTGTTCAGATTAGAATTAACTTGATATATCTTGTTTAATGCTATGAATTTTCTTTTGGCGTCAAACTCTAACAATATCGCTGACGAAAAGCTACTTATCATTTTATCTGAAAAGTATATCTTGGTGTTTGGTATTTTTATAAAATCAGTTCTCCAATACAACTTTGACTGTATCACATAATTAATCGAGCCATCATCATTCCATATACCATTAGTTGTAAAATTGCCATCAAATAAATTCTTATTGTATACTGTCATCTTAACATCGTTTTCTACATTCTCAATTTTACTTGGATATTTTGGGTTTGGAGATGGAGTTCCTCCAGTATAAGGTTCATACAGTTTATCAATGTCTCCCAATACAATTTGAGGATTAATAACTTCATTAAATCCTGCTTCATCTTTATATATAAGAAACCTTGGTTCTCTTAAATTTTTTATTTCGGCATAATCATCATCCTTCAAAGTAAACGTGCTAGTAATTCTTTCGTTTGCTCGCCCACTTATTGCCGCAACAAGACGATGAAACGCATCTATTGGCGAATTAATATATATTGAATTTCCTAACAACTCTACATTGGTTTCTAGTGAGATGGTAATAGTTTTGTTAGTAATATCAGCTGGATTGAAAAACAGCATTAAATTAGAGTCATTATAACTAGAACTTTTACAAAGATTATATCCCCCTGTAATTTCCTGCTTGCTTCCTCCATTTAATCTCCACTCTAATGGCATATTGGAGCTATCTTCAAGATGTATGTTATTACCACTTGCTGTTCCAGTTGGTATTTGTGATTTCAGCACACTATTTTCTTTTTTTATTTTAGTCAACTCTTCATCAACATCTTTTTTATTCTGTGCTATACCCTCTGCATTTTTCTCTATATTTTCATTCTGTGTTGTTTGTTCTTCTTTTATTGCTGTTATAGTTTCATTTGTTGTGCTATCGACTTTTTCTAAACTTTCTAGTTTTTTGTTTGTAGTTCCAGCATTTTCATCTAGCTTGTCCCAGTTGTCATTTAATGTTTTTTCAATATCAAAATTATTTGTATTTGTCGTTGGATTGTCCTGCTTAAATAATTTTAAATTAGTTGTTTCGCTCATTTTAAACCTCCTATGCTGTTCTTTTCCACATATAGCAAGTTATGTATGGTTGCAATAACGACAGTGATGTAGAACCTGCAGACTTTGTTGTTTGTTGTCCTGATGCAGAAATTGTATGAGTGTGTCCTGCACCTCCACCTTTACTCTTTGCAAAATTTTCCACGTTTCTTAAAGTTTTACTCCAAGCAGTAGCTACAGACAACGCATTAGCCTCCACTGATTGTGCAGAACCTCCGCTAGTCTGCCAAATATCATGTGTATGTGCGGGTATTTGATTTACTGTTAGTACTGTACTTCCAGTATTTCCTCCGTGATTATGACTTGCTATTGTGTGAGTATGTGAGATATTTGCAGTTTTTGAACCTCCAGCCTTTTCGACTGTTTTAAAGTCGTTGTCTGATGCATCGACTCCAACAGGTACTCTTCCACTTCCCCATAACACCCATGTTCCAAATCCTAAATATGTGGCTGGATTAATATTTGTTGTTTCCATTCTTATATGTCCAACCGGATTTTCTGCTTTTTTGACTTCTAAAATTGCATCATTTATAGCCATTTTTATATTATTTTGAAAAGTATCAAACATTTCTTTATTTAATTTCGTTTTACCATTTTGAAAGTCAATTTCAATCATTTTTTTCTCCTTTCAGCGTTTCTATTTCTTTCTTTAATTCTTCTATCTGTGCTTGTTGTTCTTTTACAATTGGATATAACACCGATGTCATTGAATAGTTATCAACTCCATCATTGTCTTCACTTGTTATCTTACTTGAATAATTAAAATTATCACCAATTACAAATCCAATGTGCTTTTTCTTGATATCATCTTGACTTTTTAAATTATACTTGTATATATCTGTATTATTTAAAATATCTATTGCTTCTTCTAATGTTAATTTTTCAAAGTTTTTCTTTTGACTTTCTAGTGATGTATTAACAAAAGATTCAGCATATACATTTCCATGAACAAGCAATTTCTTAAAGATTGAAACAAGAAATTCCCAATTTGCATTGCCGATTTGAACTCTTCCCTGCGTATTTGCTGCATAAGTTCCATTGTCGCCAGTTGATACATTGTACCAAGTATAAATTGGTTGAGTTACCCCATCATCATCATTCTTTCCTAACCCTAAGAAGTATGCATCTTTATCTATTGCAATTAGCAATCCTCTTTTAGATGAATCTGTCTCAATACCATCAGTTCCTATTTTTCCAACATGCACATTATTAAAATAATAATCTGTCCCGTTTTTATCAATTTGCATTAATATATTCCCTTTACTGTCTTTTGACCTCAGATAATTATTTTCTCCAACATCTATATTCCCTGAAAATGTTCCATTTTTAGCTTTCATATTTCCATCAGTATCAACTAAGAAATTCCCGTTTGCTGAAACAGTTCCGTTGATATTGATTTTCTTGGCATCTATTGATACCGACTCAGCACTTTGATTAATTTTTGAAATAATTTCATCGTTTCCAACCTTCTTTCCAACCACAGAAGTTATATTATCCGTTGTTTGTTTGATATTAGAATATTGTTTTGTTGCACTTTCTTTTGTTTCATAAGTTTTACTTACTGAACTCGTAATCTCGCCAGCTTTTAAACTTATAGCACTATTCATTTCTGTTGTTGTGCTGTAATCTTCTAGCTTTTTATTTACTGATAAATCTACTGATTCCTTAGTTTGTTTAATCTCGCTATTCATTTCTACTTTTGTTGCAAAAGTATCTGAATATGCACTTTTTATTACATATTTTGCTTTTATTTTTGCTGTATAATTGTTTATTGTAATTGTATTAGTTCCTTCTTTTAGAGATATTTCAAGCTTTCCTAAGTTTTCTACGCTTTCCTTTGCTTTCGTTGACCCACTCTTATTTACTCTTCTAATAACCTTAGCTTGTCCATTTTCTAAAACAAATTCATCGCATACTTTGTTATTTTGTCTTAACGCCTCTGTTATTCCTAATGAATATGTCTTTATATTGTTATCTTTATCAGTTACACTTATGAGGTCATCTCCCTCTAAATACAAATTGTCATCTAATGTTAATTTATCATCTAGCAATAAATAATTAAATACTGTATTATTTCCATATATGTGTAATTCTAGCAGGTTAGCCTCTATACAATTCTCTAATGTTACAGTCTTTATTCCTTCTGCTGTTCGAGTTAAGTCTTCAATATCTGATACCTTTTGAGATATGCTATCAACTGTTTGTTCTACTTTTGTTAGTTTTTGACTTTGTTCTGATGTTTCTTCAACTAATTGTTCGATTTTTCCTTCTGCTTGATCTATTCTACTTTGAACTTTCCTATTTACAACTTTTTGGCTTTCTTTTTTTACTGTTGTTTCTTCTTTTTGCTTTATTTGAATTTTACTAGATATTTGTGCAATAAAGCTTCCTTCTAATGACATTTCGCCTTGATAAATAACATTTTTCCCGTCTATAACTATCTTGTCTCCTAGATCTATTGCTGGATCTATTACAGTCTTACCCTCGAAAGTATTTGATGTCAAATCCTTTATTTCGTTGTAGATTTTTTGAACTTGGTCTTCATCAACAATGTACATATTTTCTTGATTTATCCAAAGATTATTTCTTGTGTCATCTCCAAATTTAAAACTTCTTATTCCATCTTCATAAGATACTTTTGAAATTTTAAATTCTTCACCCCATTTATATTCTCCAAATATTTCAAGAGGAATTTCTGTTTCATCTTGATAGAATTTTCTAAAGCATAACTTTCCTTTTCTATCAATACAAGCAAATCCACCAGCACTTTCTGCAATATAACTTATATATTTCCTTGCGGTTACAGTATTATCATAAACAGCTACTTTCTTATCTGAGTTTAAAAAAGAAGTAGAATTTAATTCTACTCCTGCTTTTTTACAGATATCTTGTGCAACTTCTAATAATGTTGCTTCACCTTTTGATATTAATTCACTACCATCATAATTAAATTCAAATTTAATCATATTATCAAGTGCTTTTATTGTTATTGTATTATCATCATTGTCTGTGTAATCATCTACATTATAAATTCCAATTGGTATCATTTCGAAACTACTATCATTACTACTTAAGCTTTTGACTGGTATTCCATTTAATGTTCCTACCAACATTGCATTTACTTCCGCTACTGTTAATGCATGATTGATTAAAATCCCATATTCCACTCTTATTTTTTTGAAAGATTCTGGCATTTTATCTTTATATAGCTTCATTTCAACGTATTGGCTTGGTGTACCACCTAAGCAGAACTCTTCTTCAAATGCATTTCCGCCCTTTTTAAAGTCTAAAATATAGTCTGGATTTACTAATACATCGTCTATGTAAATATTCATTGCACAAACTGTGTTTTCATATATATTTTGTTTCCATTTTTCACTTGTTTCGTACATTAGCTCAACCCCTTTGCTTTATTTACTGTTGCTTTTTGCTGTGCCGTTAATTCCTTTTGCATTAAATTAAAAGACACTTTCCATTTTGATTTGGAAGTGTCTTCATCTAATCCTGTCTTATGCATTTCACTTGTTCTTTTGCTTACTCTGAATTTAGCATTTTCTAGCATACCGCCTTTAACCGACGGGCATTTTACTGTAACTACCATTGGGTTTTGATATGTTGCTTGTAATAGTTCTTCTGCTTCTTCTTCACTTAAATAGTCCCAAGACATTTCGAGCTTTAGCATTCCGAACTGCTATTGGATTGTCTATTAATGCACCTGTTACTTTTGATGTATAACTATCATTGTCTGTATCTTCTATATTATCTTTATATGTACTTGGTGTTTTCATTATTTTACCATTTAATTTCCATAACATAACTTTATCCTCCTACTAAAGCTTCTATATCTTTTCCAGTTCTTCTTGTTGTGTCTCTTAAGTCGTCTAATAATATTTGTCCCAGTTTTTTATTGCCAACATTTACTGTTAGATAAATTGGTCTATTATTACTGTTTCCTCCATAATTAGATAACACATCTTCAAATGTATCACGCATAATGTTTTGTGGCGTTGTTATTTCCGGATTGTTGCTTGCACCTGAGTACTCTCCAAATATGGCTAAAGTTTCATCATAAGCGACATTTCCTTTTGCTAAACGAGGTAAATTCAAAGTGTTTATTGTTCCAACTGAAACTCCTGGTATTAAATTAATTAATTTTATTCCTCCATTAATTAACCTTATTGCAGTATTTATTGTCTTCTCTATTAATGAAATAACTCCATTAATACCAGTTTTAACTGCTCCTGAAATAGCATTTCCTATACTTGTTCCTAAATTAGTGAACGTATTTTTTATGTTCTTCCAAATACCATTAAAGAAATTTCCTATATTACTAAAAATATTCCTTATTCCGTTATATGCCTCTTGGAACTTATTTTTTATACCGTCTCTTATTTCAGTAACTTTATTAACAATGTTGATTTTTAAATTTGAAAAGAACTGTCCAACATTATTTACCCAATTAGATACTGTTTCTTTCATTTTATTACAAACATTAGTTACCGTCTCTTTTATTTCATCCCAATGTTTAACGCATAAAATTATAATAGCAATTACGGCGGTAATAGCTGCTACAATTAATAATATAGGCCAATTAGCTGCTATCCATGCTACTCCTTGTGCAATTAATGCTGCAGTATGTTTTAAAGTTGCTACTAATGCTCCCGACTGCACAAAATTATATAATTTTATTCCTGCAACAACTAAACCGATTGCTATAGCCAAAGATTCAAGAATTGTTACTGCAATTTCATTATCTCCAATCCATTTTAAAGCATTTCCTATTGAATTTAAAATATCTCCTGCTATTGAAAGAGCTATTTCACTTAATGGCTTAATTAAACTCAAAAAGTCATCTAATACTGGCTTTGTAAAAGTAAGTATTCCAGAAAAAGCATTAGATACCCCATTTAAAAACTTTTGAAAACCTTCACTTGCCGTTATTTCCCTTATTGTATTAAGGATACTATTTAATATGTCTGCCATTGTTTGAATAATTGTATCTCCATTGCCCTCGTATTTCCATGCATTTGAAAAAGCCTCTGCTATGTTTCCTATAATTGCTAAAATTAATTCTAATGATGTATATACAGTCCCATTTGTAATTAACTTTTCAACACTTCCCCATACTGATGAAATTAAACTTGCGATCTGTCCAGCTGTAATCTTTATTTGTTCTATTAAAGTTACTCCATATTTATTCCAACTATCAACAAGTGGTTTAAAAAAGTCATACAATTTTTGTGATAACGGAGACATCTGATTATCTATGCTTGACAAATCTCCTACATTAGGACTTGCATCACTGTTATGGTCTCCAACATTATTAATTTCGCTATGTACACTTGATAAGCTTTTACTTGTGTTCTTAGCCTGTTTTTGAGCATTTTTAAATGCTGACGCACTTGCATTGGCAAATATATTTACTCTAAATAAAGCATATACAACTGATTGAACTGCCTTTAATAATTGATATACACAATTTGTCACAAATTGAATTACTGGTGCTAGAGCTGAACCCATTGCATACTTCATATAATCTATATTTGCACTTAATTGTTTCGCTTGTGCATTTTGGCTTGACAACCATGCATTTGCACTACTGCTCAATGCAGAATAAATACTTCTTAAACTAAATAGTGCTCCTGCATATTTTAGAACTTGTCCAAGTCCATTCTTAAAGCCTGTTCCCATTCCTTTTATATTATTTGTAATACTTTGAGTTGCTTTTGATAAATTTTGACCAATATTAGGCATTTTGCTAAAAATGTTTTTTACTCCTAATATGCTAGGTTTTACCTGCTCTATCTTTTGCTTAAATGCACTAAAAAAACTACCCAATTTATTTTGAGTAGTTGCTGTTTGTGATGTTTGTTGTTTTAATTCAGCCATTTTAGATTTTGCAACGTCAAGTTGCTTATTATACATTTCTATTTCTGTATATAATTTTTGTGCCTGACTATTTAATGACGTAAAATCTTTATTACCATTTAATGCATTATTTATAGTTGTGTCCATTGCTTTGTCATTTGGATTTATTCCTTCTGGTGTTACATTTTTTCTTGTATCGTCCACTATTTTATCTATTTGTGGATTTATTACGTTTAATTTCATTTGTCGAGCATTTATTTTTTCATTTAGACTATCTATTTGTTTTTGTGTCTGACTTATTTGTTTCTCTGCATCTTTATTATTAATTTTTATATATATGTCATTATTCTCAATGCTCTTCTTTAAGTTTTGGATTTGCTTCTTAAATAATGGCATTTGTTGTTTTACTGCCTTTTGTAACTTTGACATATCTACATTTGCTAATTGCTCTTGTGCTTGCTTTATAATCTTAGTCATTTCAGGTAGTATCTTTTGAAACTCTTTTAAGGCTTCTTCTACCTTTGCAGTTACTATTATCTCTATTTCTTCTACAGTGATAAGTCATTCCCCCTCTCTGATATCTTTCATTATAAAAAGCACCAGTAATTGGTGCTTTAGTTTTAATCTATTGATAATTGTTCTTCTTCCATTCTTGGAAGTATACCTTTTCCTTTTAAGAACTCATATAAGAATAATCTACCCTTTTGAGTCCACATCATACTTGTTCTGCTTCCTTGTGTTCCATTTGAATGTGTAAACTCAAATGTCTTTGTTTGTGTATAACCTTTTCCTCTATATTTCTTATATAATAACCAACTTGCTCCTTCTTTATATTGAATACTAAATTTATTTAACATCTTATTAAATTCAGTTGCTGTAAATCCATAATCACAAGCTATTACATTTACTTTTGTTAAATCATCACATTTTAATATTCTATCTGTATAATCAGCCTTAGGCTTTAATTCTCCTATTAGTTGGTCTTTTTTATTGCTCTCTGCAAGTAAATTTTTATTTTCACTTCTTAGATTTTCTACTTTTGCATTTAGTACATTCATAGCCTTTAAGATTAATTCATCTTCTGTCATCTTTTCTTCTCCAGCTATGTATCCTCCTGTTTTTCTTATACTTGGTAATACCTCGCTTGTTACCCATCTTTTGAATTTTTTTGCATTTGGTAGTTTGCTTGACATTATTAAGCTATATAATCCACTTTCATTTATTACTGTCATTTTTCTATTTTGGCTACCGTCGCGAAATGCGACATCAGATAATTTGTCTTCTTCATCTACATGTTTTGATATTGCATCTCTTGTGTTTTTGTATCCTAATATCATTGCTATTTCATTTCCTATGAAATATGGTTCATTATCTATCTCTAAACTTCTAATTTCTCCAAATTCTTCGTTTTTGAATATCATTAAATCACTCATTATCTTACACCTCCCAAAATTTCTTTTGCATATATACTCTTACAGATTTCTACAACTTTTCGATTAAGTAAGTTAATTTCACTCATCGCTTCAAGTTCAAATTGTGTAAAATAGTTGTTACTTTGAGGTTTTCCTAAAATATAATTCATTGCATTTACTTCTTCTTGTTTATAAAGCCTTATAATTTTACTAGTTCTTTCACTATCTTTTAATATGCCTTCTATATAATCGTTATCTACTTTAACACCCATTCCAGTGTAATAATTTTTTATTTTTTCTTTTATTTCCATAATAAAAGAGCCTCCTTCAAATTTCATACTTGAAATAGACTCCTACCTATGTTATAATTATATCTAGGTAGAGTTATTTCTACTTGGTAAGAAGTCCATATATCCGCCAAGATATAGTCAATGGGCTTCTTTCTATTTGTAATTTAATTTTTCTCTTAAATATTCTTGCACTTCTTTGGCATTATAATCAATTAATGAACCAAAATATCTCAATTCTTTTATTATTTTCTTATCATATTCTTTATCTTCTATAGCATTGTATTCCTTTTCGATTTGTTGTATTATGACTCCATTTGCATCTTTTTGCACTATTTTTAGATAAAAAATATCTTCTTTTATTTCTTTTAATTCCACATGCATTCCACATACTTCAAAAATTGTATCCTCATATTGATAAAAAAAATCAGATGCATAATCTACAAGTATATTTTTAGCAATCCAATATTTATTGTCATTAATCAACTCTTCTATTGCAACATTGGCTAAATCATTTTGTGTTCTTTCTAAAATTTCTGATAATGTTTCAAAATCTTCATTAACATTACAATCCAATCTAAATGTTTTTTGTACAAATCCTTTTTTCTTTAACATTTCTTCCTCCTTTCTTTTGTTTTCAAATTTGATATCATTTTTGATATCAATATTGTATATTCTTTTATAACAAAAGTCAAGAGGTATTTTTAAATTTTTCAAAAATTTTGTAAAAATAAAACACCTACCTAAGTAAGTGTCTTATTTGGTTATTCTTATTTTATGATCCAATCATAACCGCAACTTTGGCATAAACATATCTTTTCCAATGTTGTTTTTGTTTTTTCTTTTCCTTCTAATTTTTTAGGAATAAATAAATTAGATAGTCCCAAAGTAAACAACCCTGCTGTCCCTCTCATGGCACTATGTGCCATCTTGTGTCCCATGCTATTACTTTTCTTTTGAGTTTTACTTCCAACTTCTTGCATATTAATTGTTACATTTTCACTGCCACATTTTGGACATTTCATATAGTTCATCTCCTTTTACTTCATATATAATAAATTATATCACTAATTTTCTATGTAATGTGTCGAATTTTGTCGAACAGTATAATTTTACATGTTTTTTTCTGCTTTCATTATATTTCTCATTCTTTTTATAATATCTTCTGGAGATTGTGGCTGTTGTTCTTCTTTAAATAACTCTTTGTAACTATCTCTAATTGGTACTATTTTAGGGTTTCTACTCATGCTATCTGCTCTTATCAATTTATTAGTTACTGCTTCTTGTAAATTTATTTCTCGTTTTAGGTCATCTACAACTTTTAGTATGTGTGTTTGGCAATATATGTTTATTTCTGAGTATCTTGCATTCCAAAATTCCCTAGGTTTTAGGTCAAAGTAATACGCAAGAGGCTCTAATGCATATATTAGTTCAACTAAATTTTTAGAGTTCCTTACGCCTTTTATTATATCATCTAGCCCTTGTAGCCTTGAAATTGTTGTTCTGCTATTTTGCTCATTGCATTTTCTGTTGATTTCTGAACTATCTCGTTCATATTTATTGTTGATAAAGGATTTGATGTCAAACTTTCTAGGTCTTTCTTTGACATCTTCTTTTTGAAAAAACCCTCTTCATTCAAAGCCTCTGCAATTCTCTTATATAGTTCATTATAATTCAATCCTTCAATTCTACATTCATCCATAAAGTCATAAACTTCATCTATGTCTTTAAATAATGCAAATCCATCTTCTGTTTCTGCTAATTTGTATATTAATATACCTAACGTTTCTGGATCTATTATTGAATATGCTTTTACAAAAGCTTCTTCAAAATTTTTATTTTTTAGTAGATTAGCTATTTCTACTATTTTTCTTGTTTTTAGTACTAAATTAATTTTTTTATTTTTTGTTTCTATTATCATTCTATTTTCTCTCCTTTATAAAAGAGAGAAGGCATTATGCCTCCTCGTTAAAATTATTCAGCTGTTGGAAAGCCTTTGCTCTCTTTAATCTCTGAACTTCTATAGATTGTTATTTTTGATTTTAACATATCATCTATAGCAATTTCGCTCATGCCAATAAAGCATGTTCCAGTAAAATACCATGTTAATGGTTTTCCTGTTGTTGACGCTGTACTTTCTGGTAGTTGAATTGCCCAATATCCATTTGTTTTAGCAGTTTGCAATGCTTTTAATTCGTCATATTGGTCTTCCTTGAATAATATCTCTATTTCTAAACTTTCTGCTTTTTGTCTTCCTTCTGCTTGTCTTTCATCTGGAATATCTAAAGCACTATATGTTATTCCTTCTGGTGCTTTTAAAAATTCTGGTATGCTTTGTACAAATGCTACTTGTTTTCTTTTAGCTTCTGCTTGTAAATCTGCTAATGTGTCAGCATGAAATAATTTTGTTAATGTACTTGTTTTTGGATCCATTTTAAATTCCTCCTTATTATCTTATAAAATTAAAAGAGGTCGTTATTGAATTATAACGTACCTCAAATGTTATTGTTATGCCGTATTTTTGCAGTATTTGGTCATATACTGCAGGACTGGTATTTGTCCTTATAAAATTATATTCTTGAAGTTTTGTATCAACTTCATCTGTCATTTGCATAGCTTGACGTTGTTTTGCATTCCAACAAGTTATTGATATTTGAAATGTAGAAAATATAGGAAATGCATTTTCTGTTAAATTCACAGATTTTAAAGGTGTATGTAATTCCAAACAAGGAAACTTACTTGTTGTTGTTGGATTTGTTAGAATTTGTTTATATTTTAATGAATCTAGCTTGTCATACACTAAATCGCTAAACTCTTTTATACTTAAATCTTTCATTTACATACCTCCTTCAGCATTGCTTCTATTTTCTTTTTAACAATATCTGCATTTTCTTCTCTACTTTGAAAACTTGCATTACCCATAAAGTGGTTAGCAGGTACCCCGATGTGCAATGTAAAAGTCCTTTCCTTGAATATTCACAATCGGATATGGTAATGCTTTTTCTACTTTAGACACTGGAATGAACCATTCTGTGTAGCCACTTTTCTTAAAATGTTCTGTTGGATTTGGAACATGTGGCATTTCTGCCCACTGTCCTGTGCCAAAGTATTCAAAAAATAAATATGAAACTCCATTAGACATAAATTTAAAAGGGTCCGCATAAACACGCCCCTTCACTTCTTTAGTTGACATATCAACCATTTCGACTAATATACCACCTTCATTATGACCCTTTTCTAATCTTATTGCATAACCTCGAATGTTTTTTAGTACATCTTCAGTTATCTCTTTGGCTATTTGTGGCAATCTCTGAGTTATAGCATTTATATTCTTGAAATTATGTTTCACTTTAATTTTACAACTTATCATTCTTGCACCTTCTCACATATATATAAATAAGTACTTCCTATTTTATTTTTATCAGTTACTTTATATTGAGGCTTAAACTCCTCTAATTCCGAGATATCTTTAAATGATATTCCGTCTCCTTTTTGTATATCATAATCTTTAGTCGTACGAGCTTTATATGTACTATAATCGACTTCGCCAGTCGATTTTCTGTCTAATTCACTAACGTCTTGTTGCGTGTTTAACCAAGCTATGCCTTTGTATTTCCATTTCTTTTCAGTTTCGCCGTGGTCCTCTATTTCTTCATACTCTGATATATATACCTCTGTTAAATCTCGTAATAACATTAAGGCAACCTCCTTATTGTTGATACATCAATTCTCAATTTTTTCTCTATATCATTAAATGAACTTGAAATAGAACCTTCATTACGACTTAATAGCCCTTCTGCTCCTCTAGCGTTATATTCAGATATAACTGCCTTTTTTATGTATGGAAATAACTTTATATCTTCTTTATTACGATTAGAAGCATCACAGGCAATAGAAGTCATATCAGCTATGATGTCTTGTATTATATTATCTGTATTTTCAATATAATTTGCTCCTAATCTCTTTTTTATTTGTTCTAACATCTATTGCCCCTTTCTACTATCCTCTTGAAATTATTCTTGCAATTGGAATAGCTTTGTGATTTATATAACTTCTATCTTTTTCAGATGTTTCACCAGAATTTACTAAATCCCAGTTAGAACCATCCTCAAGTTCTTTATCTGTTGGTGATAATGAAACTTGTGATTTCTTTTCATATGAGATTCCAAATGGTGCAAATACTTTTCTTTGTCTAATATATAAAGTATCTTGTCCACCGTTTTTTGAAGCATTTCTATCCATTTCATAAGGCACTTTTACACCAACATCTTCAAAATCAATAGCTCCAATACCTAATATATATGTTATATATTCTGTGTGTGCTTCATCTGATACTTCATAATAGTCTCCGATGCTTCCTTCAACCGGATTAGAAACTGCTGTATATTTTGTTCCAGATTTTGTATAATATGTTTTTCCAACTACAATAGCTTTATCAGCTGTTTTTGCATATGTTGCTTCAACATCTTTTATTGGCATATCATCATCAATTACTACTAGTTTACCATTCCATGTTCCTAAATCTAATTCTCTTGTTATGCCATCTTTGTCAGTATATTTTAAGTGTTCTAATAGATTTAAGTTCTCAATATTTGTTGCAACATCTGAATGCATAAATACTAAAGCAAATTTCTTTTTATTTGCTCCACATGCTTTGTTTGTAGCTGTATTTAATGTTGTTGCTTGAATATTTCCTTTTACTTCTGTTGTGTGTTTGTTCACAAATTCTAGGTTTTTATCACCTGTCATTGAGAATATTCCTTTTAATACTGCTAATATTGTATCTTGATCTAGTCCATCTTTGTAATCTGCTATTTGTTCTGCAACATTTTGCATAAAGTCTTTTCCACCTGTTACATCATAAGAAAAGTCTTTTTCTACAAACCCTTTAGCTCTACCGACTACTACAACACCTCTTTCGAATGTTTTTGTTGATGTTGCTGTTATGTCTGTTTGTCCATCATAATTTACTGCATCACCTTCTAATAGTCCACGCATTGCAATTCTTGCATATGCTGTACCATCTTCATCAGCAAATACTTTTCTAATATCTTCATTTCCTGTTAAAGCTCTTGATTTCTTTAACTCATTTGTTTTTAAGTTTGGTACTCTATCTACAGAGTATTTAAATGCTTTTTCATTAAAGCTTTTTGAATCAAATTTTCCCATTTTTTATTACCTTCCTTTTTATAAATTTACTTCTGGGTGTTTGTTTAAATATTCTGCCAATTCTGTATAACTCATTTGGCTAATATCTTTTTGAGTTACCCTTTCTCCTGTTTGTGGTGCTGGCTCTTTAGAATACTCGCTTATTACTTTTTCTCTTTCGCTTTTTACAGCTTTTTCTAGTATTTCTAGTTTACTTTTTATTGTTTCAGCTGTCTCATATTCGAAATTAAAAGTTATAAAATCTAATGGTATTCCTTTTGCTGTTGCTTGCTTGATAGTCTCAGATTTTAATTCATTTATTGAATTTTGTTTTTCTGCTTTCTCTGCCCTAGTTTTCCATTGTTCTAGTTCATAGTTTTTCTTCTCATCTGCATCCATCTTTGCAAGTTTTTCAGCCTCTTCTAATTTGTTTTTTTGTTCTTCTTCCCATTTTTTTCTTTCATTATCTAGTCTTGTATTCATAGCTTGTGCGACTTTTTTGTCGTACTCACTTTGATATTTTTTATTACTAGCTAATAATTCATCTAATGAGATTTCTCTTTCTGGTTCTGTTTCAGGTGTAATTTCTGCCCCAGTTTCCTTCTTTTCTTCTTCCATTTTTTCTCCTTGTCTCAATTTGTTCTTTATAGCCCAAATTGTTACTTAATATTCTGTTGTTCTTTATAGCCTACTCCAGTAAAAAGGCATAAAAAATAGACGTACGTCTACGTCTAAAAATTTATAATTATAAAATGTTAATAACTTATTTATTATCTTTATTCTTTGCTTTCATATATCCTTCTGCAAAATTATATTTAAATACCCATATAACAGGTCTAAATATTGTAATTATAGTAAATATAATCCAATACCACGTTGGCATTTGTAATTTAATGCTTAATATTAAAACTAATAGCCACATATTATTTATCCTCCCTTGTTACTCCTTTTATAGCCCAAAATTGTGCTTCTTCTAATTTTGTTAATGCTAATGATGTTTCTCTGCTTGATTTGCACTTTAAATCAATTTCATCATAGATAATTGAGAAACATTCTCTTATATGTTGTATTCTGTTATTTTTTTCTTCATCTACTGCTAAATATTTTGCTCTATCGTTCATTTTTTCACCTTCTTTCCATAATAAAAGCACCTACTATTTAGTAAGTGCTATTTTTAATTTTTAAAATCTATATTTTTACATATTTTTTCTATTTTTCTCATAAGTGGTGTATTTTTATCTATTTCTTGTTTATCATTCCAAAATTGTGCTTTTAAACTACTTCTTTTTTCTTGTTTAGTTAATTCTATTTTTCTATCTGGATTTTCCATACTATACTTCCTCCAATTTAACATATATTATACCATTTTTATTTTTTATGTCAATTAGTTGAAAGTCTGTGTTCCTCATAAACAATATTTCTCCTCCACCTTCATCATTTAATGTAGACAAATTTCTTCCTGTTTTAGATTTTATCCTCATTATCATTTTAAAACTTGTATCATATATTTCTAGTGATGAAGATATATAACTATTCCAATGTCCAATTCTTTGCTCATTATCAAATATAGACAATATGTTTGAAACATCTTCACTATCTCTTACATAAACACATCTTTTAACCCATCCTTTATATATTGGCATTCCTTTTAATGCATTATCTAAATTCTGTATATATTCCTTATCTTCTTCTGATAAAGTTTCATTATTGTATAATTTTGAGTTAATTTTATAAGACATACTTTTTAGATATTGTTCTAATGATTTATATTGTTCTTCTCCTAAAACATTTCCATTTCTAAAATCTTCACTTGTATAATTACTATTGTATATAATAGTTGAACGGCAGTAATGAAAATGATTCTGTATAGGTGGAAGATTTAAACCTAAAACTAATCCATTACATCTAATTCTTTGTAATCTTAATTCTTTTTGATTTTCTCCATAATATCTATCAAATACATTTTCTTTGTTAATATAAAATTCTTGGTTATTCAAACTATCACACATCAATGTTGTTTTGTCATCTTCTACTGCTATAAATCTAACTTTGGTATTATCTTCTGTTACTGACTTTATGCCTTCCACTTTTGCTAAATTGTTTAGTCCTATCATTGTCAAGTCCATATAACCTGATATTTTATCGTCATTTATATTAAGTCTTTGATTATTTTGTCTATTTATTATCGTTTGAAACTCACTAGAATCGATTTTTAGGTCTTTTTGTTGTTGCATACTTAAAATTACTTGTTTATATATTTGCTGTGCATTATATTGTATTGTTGCTTCAATATATTGTTTCCAAGTTAGTCCGACTATAATTAGGTTGGTCTAATAATGCAAGAAATAAAGCCATCGGAATTATTGATGGCTTTTTCTTTTTATTTACTTCTTTTTGTCCTTCTTCATAGTAGTAGTTTGTATCTTCATACATTATTTGTTTTTCTTGTTCTTCTAATTTGCTTTGTTCTTCCATATATGCACTATAAATAAGCAATTCTAGTATTTCACTATTCTTTACTCGTGTTCTTCTATAAATGTTATTTGCTAATACTCCAAAATAACCTGTTAATAGCTTCTGTTCTTTCCATTGCTCTATGTAATTATTTATTCTTTTTTTAGTTTTATTGTCTGCTATATTGTATATATTTTCTGTTGTAAAGTTAAATGTATCTAGTAATTCTTGAAGCCTGTTTTGTGTCTGTTTGGACGTTCTATTGTACAATAGTTTTAACTCTTGCATTTTTTCGTCATGGTGTTGCCATATATTCATTCACAGCACCTCTATTCTTTTATCTGTTTATTAACTGCCTTGACTTGCTCTTTCTTATTGTCTGCTGTTAATTTTTGTGCTTTTTGTGTCTCTGTTAAGTCTGTTACTTTGTTGTCTTGTTTATCTTCTTTGTTTTGTTCTACTTCTGCTTGTCCCATCATTTGCATTTGTTCTAAATTTTTTTGAATGTTTTCTTCGTTTTGTAAATCCATTTTTGCTAATTCACTTGTTGCATCTAAATCAAGATTTAATAAATTTATAACTGTCTCATCTGATAATAAACCTCTTACTTTTAATGCATTTGTAATATCTGTTGCTCTATCAGAAGGTAAATTTCTATTCAGTTTTACTTCAATATCTCTAAAATCATACGTTTTACCTTTTTCTTTATTAAATTTTTCTAATATAATTCTCCATCTTCTTGTTAAACCTTCAAGAAAATCACCTTCAAACGTTGCTATGTACTGTTGTAATCCGAAGAATTTCTTCTCTAATGCACTATTATTGTCTGCAGACGTAAAACCTAAATCAGTCATATTAGGGCAGAATGAGCATAAACAAATAATATCCATCAATGTCTTTTTATGATTTTGTAATGCAGTATCATTTACATTCTTTTCAACCCATGCTATATCACTATTTACATCTTTATTTCCGTCAAGATACCTAACTCTGCTTGTTAATACATATTCATCTTCTTTTTGTCTTGCTGGATTTATAATGTCTTCGCCTTTTTCATTTTGGATAATCATTGGATTTTCTGGTTGATATCCTATAACTTTCAATATTGCTTCATCATTATACTTAAATACATTTCTTGAATTTTGAATACATCTTTCATATGCTTTTATTAAACTTATTACAGGTTCAAATATTGCCATTCCATCGCAATTTTCTATTGCCGTTGCTGGTATATCATCATCCCATTTTTTAGGTTGTTTTTCTTTTTCGTTTTCTTTAAATAATGGTTCGTCTTTGAATTTTTGTTCATATGCAGGTGTACCAAACATCTTTCTTTTTTCAGGTGTATCGTAATAATATCTTTTTCCATCTGCTGTTGTTAATTCTACCATTTGTTGATATTCACCATTTGCCATATATGTACGAATTATTCTATATAAACCTATTAAATTTTTAGGTAATGAATAATCCCATATAGCAACTGTTTCTAATGCATCACTTCTTGCTATTGTTATTTCTCCTGTTGTTTCATCTTTATAATATATTTCATAACATGCTCTTTTTATTAAATAATCTAATACCATATGTAAAAAATGTGAACCATCTTTGTTATAATCTGTTATGTGCTTTATAAGTAATTCTATTTCTTTTATTTCTTGTTCATCATTAGTTTCGTGATTAAATAGTTCTTTGATTATTTTATCTTTATCTTCATTAAATGCTTTTACTTTATATGTTGGTGCTTTTCCTCCAAAATAACCAGCTGACATAACTGATATATATCTTTCTAGTGGTACTTTAATATCTTCATCATCTAAACTTGCAAGTTCTTCATCTGTTAATTTTCTTCTGAATTTTTCATATAGTTCTTTTCTAACATCTAGTTCTAATTGTGCTTTAAAATATATATCTGTTATGCTTCTTTCTTCTGCTAATCTTTCTTTACTATATCTTAACATTGTTTCCTCCAATCAAAAAACACCTACTTTTTAGTAGATGTTACATTCTTATAAATGGTTGATTTGTCATTCCCATATTTCTATTTCCTTTTATATATTTTTCTACTGCATATCTCATTGCATCCATTAAATGATTAAAATCATCTATTGGTCTATTTATTTTGTTTCCAAACTTGTCCTCGTCCCAAGTATAGTTACTTATTTCTGTTATAAAATTTACACATCTAGGATGTATTATTATTTCAAAGTCTTGTATAAATTGAATACCATTGTTTATACTATCTTTTCCTTTTAATGCTCCTGTGATATGTCTTAATCCTAATCCTCTTAGTTCATCTATTGATTTTGGTTCTGCACTATCTGCAGTTATTTTTTCTTTTGAGTAACCCATCTTGTTTATTTCTTCATATATTGCTTTGTTACTCATTCCTTTTTGATAGATTTCATCATATACATAAATTTTTTTATTTTTTAAATCTATTGCACCACAAAATAGTGCTGTTGGGTCGTTTGTATAACCAAAGTCTAACCCAAAAGCACTATCTAAGTTTCTTATTGTATTTAGTTCAAATTTTTCTTCTTTCCAATTTTCATAAACTAATCCATCAACTATACCCCAATTACCTAATCCAGCAACTTGATATCTTCTAGGATTATTCTTTTTCATTCTTTCAAATACTTTTTTATCTGCTTCATCTAGCCACTCATTACAAAGATAATTTGTTGTCATTGCTAATACATCAGCATCTTTAACATCAAAAAACCTTTTCTTAATCCAATGATGTTCATTCCAAGGATTTAATGTTATTGTTATTTGTTTAAATAACCCCTCTGGAACTTCTCCGTCTTATACTTTCATCTATTACATCAAAATCAGATTCTTTTGTTATTTCGTATGCTTCTTCAATCCACAACCAACATAAAACACCAATATCTACTGATATTGATGTTACTTTTAATGGATCGTCTAACCCTCTAAAATATATTTTCTGTCCTGTAGGTTTATATGTCATTTCTAATGGACTTTCTTTTATTTCCCAGAAATTATCTACTTGTAATCTATGTATCGCCCATTTTAATTCTGTAAAGCAACTATCTTTTAATGTCCTAAATGTTTTTCTAATTACAAGTGTATTAGCTTCTTTGTATTTCATCATATTACTTATTATCCATAATGCTGTTGTTTTTGACTTTTTACTTGCTCTTGAACCTTTACATACTCTATATCTACATTTGCAATGCCAATATTCTGCATAGCCTTTTCCAACTATACTTTGTAATGATATTTGATTTATTTGCTGTTGTGTATTTGGGTTTATTATTTTACTCTGTAATATCATCAGTTATCACCACTGGTATATTCCCAGTCACTTCAACTTTTTCTTTAAATGTACCATATCTTCTTCCAAGTAATTCTGCACATTTGGTTCTATCTTGTAATGAAGCATCTAATCCAAATTGATCTTTTTCTTCCCCTCGCATTACTTTTGTTAAATATTGTAATACTTCATCTTGTGAGGCTATTCTTTGGTTTTCTTTTTCTTGAAGTTTTATCTTTATAAATTTGTCTAGTTTTGACAAGTTTTGTGAACCTATTCTATTAAGATTTTTTCCTTTATAGCCAGCCATTTTACAAGCCTCTGTTGCATTTGCAGTCTCTATGTAATAATCAATAAATCTTTTTTGCATCTCTGTTAATAAATTGTATTCTTCTTCTATGTTTTCATTTTCCATCTGCCTCACTTCCTTTTCTGTATTCTTCTATTAAATATTTCATTACATCTACTTTGCTATAACATTCTTCTTTTTGTTTATATCTGTCTTGTAATTCAATTTCATCTGTTTCTTCGTTATATATTTCTACTTGTTCTTTTTTTAATATTTGATATTTAGTACAATATTTACTATTCTTTTCACTATAAAATTGAAAACTATTTATTTTGTATATTTGTCCTTTTATAGATAAAGCATATAATAGTTTATTTATGTTTTTATTTATATTCATTTTTTTACCTCTCACAATATTTAGAAATTGGCACTCCATTTAATAAAATATTTTCTATTTTTTGTTCTATCTTAATACCTATTTTTTCTTTATATTGTCTCACTATTTCATTTATAAAATCATTACTACTTGCTACTACTTCACATACATCTTCATAACTAAATGTTTTATCTTCATTTTGATTATGTCCATATTCGTATAACCACACATGAGTTAGTTCGTGCTTTAATGTTTTAATTATATTTGCTTGGTCTTTTAGTAACATTACTTTTTGAGTTTTATATATTGTTACTCCTAAAGTTTCTTCACCTTTCATTTCGTTATTTATTGTTGCTTCGTCTACTTCTTCTATTGTCCACTCTGTATTGTTTATCTTGAATTTCATACTTTTTCTCTTCTTTCTCACATTGCTTATTGTATCTGCATAATTCACACTTATATTTCATACATTTCGTATAATTAATCTTTTCTCTCATAGTACGCACACTTTGTTATGACTACGTCATTTAAGGCGGATATTCTTATCTCGCATAGATCTTTATCTTTATTTTTACAGTTCTTACAATTTTCTTTTACATATTTCTCATATCTTTCTTGATTAGTCATAACAACACCTCTTTCGTTATTTTATAAAATACTAGAAAATGATGTAACTGCACATCACTTTATACTATTTTACGGCACTAGGGGCTCCTATACTAGAAAGGAACAATTACCTATAACCTAGATTTATAATTTTATTGTTATCGTAAAAATTACTAAAACCGCTATTTGTTCTCGTATAATAGTAAACCGCTCTTTGTTATTAACATCTAGTATCGCTAAAAAGAGTAAACGCTTTGGTTGCGATGGTTAGAGTTGCACTAACTATCTTCAGCTTATGAGACTGACGAGATTTCTGGTTCTCTACAATCGCAATATGTAGGAGGTTTTAATTTTATTTTCAACGTAGGTTCCTCACACTTTATACTACGCATATCTAGGAGCGACCTAGCCACTGGTTTTGGAATCTAGATTCGAACTAAAAACTAAAGGTCCAAGGCCTTTCGTGATACCATTTCACTATTCCAAAATGTCTAAGGCTTAACTAGAATTACCTTTTTATCTTAATGAAGGTGAGTTGTGTAAGTGTATATATCAACTTATCTAGTATTAGTTAATAGCATAAATAATAGAGCCTATCTTTTGATAAGCTCTTATTTTTGTTTGTTTTTATTATTTTCAAGTAATTCTATGATATTATCTAACTTCTCATAAATTTCGTCTAAACTTTTAATAGAATAAGGTACTTCATTTTTTTGCTCAATTACTTTTAACGATTTTTGCATTGTCTCTAATATCTCTTTTAATTCTTGATTCATATATGCCACCTCCTTTTCGGAAGATATTATATATGATCTATTTTGCAAATGCTGTCGAAAAATGTCAAAAGGACCAACTTTTTGTTAGTCCTTTAAATTTTATGTTCTGTCAATTATAATTATAGCACCTCGAAAGCGAAATTAAAAGGAAGTTTTTGCGAAGTTTTTGCGAAGTTTTTAGCCCTCGCCAATATTAATTACTTCTAGCATACTGTCTAAAGCATTATCTCTATACACTTGTAGCTGTTTTATTGATTTATGTATCTCGAAATTATCAAAATATGCTTTCTCTACATAGTTCCATTTCGACTTTTTCATATAGTATTTTCTAATAACAAATTCTTCATCCTCTGACAATTGATTCAATAAATTTTCTACTCGTGCTATTTTTTGAACCAAATCCGTCTCAATATCTTGATATTCTCTTATTCTATTTTTTAAAAATTCTCTATTCTCCTTGTTTATGTGATATTCTTCTTTATGATAATGTATTGCTGTATTTGCCGTTTTATCTGATATTTTATTTGTATTGCTATGTAATGTATCATATCCGCTTCCCGATAATTGCATAGCTTCTATTATTTCTTCTGGTGTATCTTCATATACTGTTCCTGCATAATCCAGCCTCCCATTATAATGCTCTAGTTTTAGTTGAACTTCTTTCAGTTTTGATTCATTTTTAGGATACTCAATTAACATTCGTTCTAAATCTTCTTTGATATATTTCATTTGTTCCCTCCCAAATATATATTTTTTATAACGCACTTAAGCGTTGATAATGATTTTTGCATATCTGATATTCTGCTTAATACTTCTTCTTTATTTTCTTTTGTTGTATTACTACTGAAGTTTTTTATTGCTTCATCTAAATTATCGTATGTGTATCTTAAATCTGTTGAGCATTTAATATAATTTATACTCATTATTCTTTTCCTTTCACTTCACTTTCAAAATATTGTTTAATACAGTCATCACAAATTTTTCTATTTTCTCCTGCATAATATTTACATTTTGTTGTCATATCTAAATATTCACATAAATTACTGTCGCTAGTCGCTATATAATTAGCCATTAAATCTATTATTTTGTTTTTCTCGATATTTTTTGCATTCGCTAAGTCTAATTGATTTTGTAATATATGTGTATCTCTATCATATTCTTGTTTTATTTTATCTCGCTCGTCAGCTATCTTCATTATTGCTTCAAATAGTCTTTTAGCTTCATCATTTAGCATTTTTGGTCTTACACCTTGAAGCTCGTCTAGTACTTTTTGTGCTTGTTCGTTTGTCATATTCTAGTTCTCCTTTTCTATTAGCTCTTGTAATTCTAATATTCTTTCATTGATTGCTTTTATTCTGTCAACATCTGAAAATCTATTACAACTTAGTAACACTTTCTTATATTCTACTAGCTTGTCTTTTACTTTTTGAATTGGAATATAATTTTCATAAATTATTTGTTCTGCTTTTTGTTGTTCTTCTGCTCTACCTTGTATATAAGCATCTTGTCGACTATTTCTATATTTAGTTGCTGTCATTTCATCTAAATTTGGTGCTATTAATATATATTCTTTTAATTCTTCATTCTCTTTTTTTAAGCTGTTCACTTCTGTGCTTAGCTGTTCATTCTCTTTTAATACTCTTTTATAATCTGATAAAATAACATCAACATACTTTTTTCTAGTAATAACAAAATTTTCAATGCCTTCTCTTTTAAAAGTTCTCAACAATTCATACATTTTTATTTTCTTACCAGTTGATAATTTCTCCAATGCTTCTTCTATACTATTTTCTTTCACTTAAAACACCCCCTAATTCTTGCTTTAAAGCTTTAATATGTTTCTTACAATAATCTTTATTATTTATTTTTGTTGCACACTTAATACATAATTTTTTATCACAAGCAACTCTTTTTACTTTCCCTCGTCCTTCTAAATCAATATTATATCCTATATCATAATCGCATAATATTGTAGCTTCTCTTTTGTGACATTCTTCACATATTATTTGAGGTAATTGTACTATATCAGCTGTTTTCACTATGTATCACTCCTCTCTTAATTTTTTACCTTCTTTTAATTTATACATCTTTCTCCTCTTTTCTTGACTGTCTATTACATATATGTTATTATATTTTTGGAGATGTGATGAAATTGGTAGACATACCAGCTTACCAAGCTGGCGGATATTATCCATGCGGGTTCGAATCCCGTCATCTCCACTGAGCACCTACTTTGTAGGTGTTCTGTTTTATTGTTTTGAAATAACTATTTTTCTCCTAATAACTCTGGATTCTCGAAAACATTTCCTATCACTTCTATATCATAGTCAATATAATCTCCTAAATTTTCAAATGCGTCTTTTACACCTGTAGTTATTAATATATAAGCCAAATATTCTTCTGACCAAACAATTTGTGCAATTAAAGGTTTTATTGGTATCACTTTGCTATTTTTATTTGTTATTTTTACGACATCTTCCTCATATATTTCTTTTCCATTTTTATCGTGTAATCCTGTATATTGCATTAATTCAATTTTATCTGTAACATCTTTATATTCAAAATCTTCATAATCATCATAATTACTATCTTTTTTGAAAACTTGTTCTAGTCTCAGAATAAACGGATAATGATATAAATAATCCTCGTCATCAAAATATCTCATTCTTTCATCTTCTTTGTCGTATGCTCTAAACTTTATTTCTCTATTCATCTTCTCCTCCTGCTTCATTTCCCCAACAATCCCAACCATCTACTGTTTGTCTTGCAAATAACTCTATTTTGGGAACCTGTCCAACTAGTTGAGTTATTCTTTCTCTTGCTTCGTCTGGCTTTCTGCTATGTTCCCTTCTCTCTGATATTATGCAACTGCTAACCTTGTTACTCTGTATTATTTTTCCTGGTTTTCCTTTAATTCCAATTAAACACACTTCACAATTACTCTTTGTATAAAAACCTATTCCAAAGCAAGGTTTCTTATTTATTTTATTTGTTTTTATCCAGCTGAATCCTAACGTTTTATATTCAAATCCCCAGCTTTCAATAATCTTCAAACATTCTCTTAAATTTGGAAAAGTAGCCCATATAAATAAAATACAGTCTTCTGCAGCAATATTTTGGATAACATTTTTCATTTCTTCTATTTCTTCTAATTTCATAGTTTTATAATGTCCTTTTACTCCTCCGTCCCATTTTGTGCCATTTGTGTACATCTCCATAATTCCACGGAGGATCTGCGTAAATTATATTGTATTTTTTATTTGTGTTATATATATCTATGTACATTATTGTTTTCCTCCCTAGTCTCATAACAATTAGCCTCAAACTGTTGACGTGTCAATATTTCAAATATATGATAATTTTTATCATGCTTAATATTTTGTAACATTTCTTCATCTGATATGTCTATAATTCCTTCAATGTAACCTTTTGTTTCTAATGTTGTCGAAATGTTGTCTATTCTATATTTAATAATGTCTCCAACTTCTATTAGGTCTATTAGTTGTTTGCTGTGTTTCAATTGAAATCCATATCTAGTGTATATATAATTATCAGACATCCCATTATCTCTTCGTATTTCTTTGCCAACATCAATTTTTAAATAATTTAATGCATTTGGAATGTATTCAATTAAAATTCCGATGTAACCTTCCTCAGTTCTCACATATTCTCCAACTTCAATTTTATTTTCCATATGAACCTCCCATTACTGCTGTAGAGCATCTATTAGCTCTATCTGTTGCTCTACTTTATTTTGTAATTCGTTTACTTCTAACTGTTTCTTATATAGTTCATATCCTCTACCCTCAGCAAGTATAATCAAACCTAAAATTATTATTAAAATAAAAATTGTATCAATAAAATCTTTCTTATTCATTGTTGAAATTTCCTTTCGTTTTATCTAAATATGTTACAGCTACTGCATAAGCACTCCATATGTCTGCCTTAAATCCATAAAACCAACCGGGATTTCTCTTTGTTCCAGCTGTTCCAAATCTGTCTATTAAGGCTTGTCTTATGTTGCTGTCTTTTGCTTTCATAGAATTGCATAAATTCATTTTTTCTTCTTTACGATATATGTAGTCACAGTCTATACCTAGCTCATATGCTTCTTGTATAAATCTACCAATCCACACACAAGTATCAAATACTTCTTTACCAACTGGCATTCCATAGCAAGCTACCATTTCTATTACTAGCTTGTCATATTCTGCATGTTGTATTACTAGACTTAATTTTTCATTTTCGATTTTTCCTTTTTCAATTATCTGGTATGTTTTGCTATCTGCAATACAATATGCACTTTCTATATTTCCGGGGATCTATTGCTAATATTTTCATCTTTTATCTCCAATTCTTCAGTTAAATACTGATATGTATATTTAGGATTATTTTTCCTTTGTTCTAATTCTTTTAAATTTTTCAACGCTTGTATTAAATCTTTTTCTATAAACTTGTTTTTATATTTATCAATAAAAGTATTTTTCAATGACACTACTACATCTATTTCATCTTTTACTTTTCTTCTTTCTCCCCTTACATATTTCAATTGTTTTACTATTTTACATGATCTAACTGCATCTATATTGTGATTTTCTATATAATGCAGTAGCTCATCTTGTTTAATATCCCAAATACTTTGTTGATTTCTTAACTCTGATAGTCTTTTATCTATATCTTGAAAGAGTGTTAATGTGTATTTTAAAATATCTTCTATTTCCATATTCTCTCCTGTTTATCTAACTCTAATTTAATTTGTTCCCCTTCGGTACCCGTAACATACTTGCACTGTTTAACTCCTCGAAAATAAATGTTTTCTAATTGTTGACATCCGTCTACATAGTCCATATTTCAGTGTTTTTGCACAGATACCGAGTTAATTGTGGATAATTCATAAGCTATCCTCTAACTACTCTTACATATTTTTTGTTTCTGCCTTTACAGATTAAATATGTTGTATAACCATCTATTAAGTACCCTTCTTTATTTATTACAATTGGTTGCTCAAATTTGCCTGTAATTAAATAATATGAAATCTTATAATTCATTTTTTCTTCTCTTGGCGGATGCTCTATAAAACTATCTTTTATTTTTATATTACTTAAATTTTTTATCATAACTACCTCCTAATAAATTCTTGAAATATGATTCATGTTCAAGGCTTCAAATCCCTTTAGCGTTCTTTCGTAAACTGCTACCGTTTTACCTGTATACTCACATTTCTTTTTATCTATCGCTTTAACCATTCCCATATCTTCTAACTCTGACAAGCGTGGTGCGGTGTAATTTCTTTCCGTGCTAGGAATAAAACCTAAATCAAATAACTCCACAGCTAGCTCTTTGGCCGTCTTAGGCTTGTCCAATCTATTCAAAATTTGTATGTATCTTATTTTTGTTTTATCTTGTATATCATCAAATGACATTTGTCTTGTCTTTGCTGTTATTGTACTCATTTGTGTTCACTCCTTCCTTACAAACCTAATTCTTTTAAGGTGTATTTCTTGTTTACTTCCATTCCTTTATACATGCTGTTATCTGTTATGTATGGAAAAACTAGTTTATCATTGTCCTCACAAACTATTCTTATATAGGGATTTATCTCCGTTATTTCTTTTTTCTTTTGTATAAATTGTATTCTTTTTCTGAATGGTCTAATTACCTCTGCTAAATATTTCTTTTCTGTTTCATCAAGTACTTCTTCTCTCTCAAATACTGTTTCGTATTTGACTGGTCTTTCGACTTTGACTATGTCGTTCTTTTCCTCTCCATCTACATCTTTCAAATCCTCTGGGTAATATCTTAATGATGTAAAGAGATCGTTTCCATACAATTTATCTCCAGATACAATTTTCTTTAGTCCATTTCTGTATGTAACTATATCTCCATCCTTTAAGTCTGATTTTATAAATTTTACTTTTGTAAATTCATCTTCTGCCATCCACCATAATTCGTTTTTTTCAAGTGAACTACATTTATAGTCTCTATCACTAATTTCCTCTATTTTTACAATCTCTCCAATATTAAACCCATGTCCATGTTTTTTGGCTATTACTTTTACTTTATCTCCAACTTTAAATTTCATTTATTTTTCCTCCTCTTCTAATCTTTTAATCTCCTATCTGTTTTATAAAGTTACTTTGCAATTTTAATAATTGCTCTTTCATATTTTCTGGCAATAATCTTTGTTCTCTTTGTCTTTCCGTTATTATCTCGTATTGCTTTAAGAATTGCCCTTTTGTCACAGTATTTACTGTTGCTATATCCGTTCTAGCTAATTCTTTTACTTGTCTTACATTTCCAAAGAACTTCTTTACTTCTGGACTTGCTTTAGCAAACTCTTCTTCTGTCATATATCCACCACTACAAATCATTGAATATGCTTCATTCCAAGCTTCTATTGCAGTATTTTGACTGCTTGGGTTTATCATCTCTATTGCATTTTTTCTTATGTCGTGTATCGTTGGAGGATATGGACTTTCTATTATTGTTTTCTTTACTGCTTGCAAAACTAACTTATAATCTAAATCCCCTAGACATTCATACCAAGTATTTAACATTAGCTCTTTTTGTTTTTGTGATTTGTTTGATATAGCTTCATAGTTACCAGCTAAAAGAGTTATTATTTGCACCATTTCTGTCCTGCTCATCTTTTTCTTTTGCCTCCTTCCATAAATCCACAAAACCGTCTATTTTGTCTCTTTTTTTGTTATTATATTTTCCCTCTAGTATGGAAACTGCCTTATCTGGTCTTATAATAAAGTCAAAGTCTGCTTTCCAGTTTCTATCGTTGTCTCCTATAAGAAAATCACTAGTATTTGCTATTATGCAAACATCTATAAATTGCTTTTCTGTTAATTCTTTTAAAAGCTTATTTATGGCTGTTTTTCGTTTTGAAGTGAGCTTTTGAACTCGCGGAAGGTTTGGACAATAGGAATTGTAAATTCCTATAATATTATTATATTTATCTTTTACTTCTACTTTTTCATCTTCATTTACATCTACTTTAACATCATCATCTACATCTTCATTTACATTATCAGTTATTTTTGTTATGCCGTGTTATATCATTTATAACATTGTTATTTTTGTTATCTTCTGTTATAACATTGCTACTTTTGCTATCTTCTACTATAACTTCGTTATTTTTGTTATTCCATCTATTTGCCATTCCCTTCTTGCCTGCTTCACTTCTTTTATTCTTTGTGCCTTCCCATTTATCTCTATCTCTGTCTAGTTGTGCTTTTATAAACGAGAAAGCCATCTTCAATGTACCTTCTAGTTTAGGTTCTTGTTTTGTTTTCTCGTATTGCATTATTGCTCTTATAAGTTGCCCTAATTCTTCATCTGTTAATAAATTAAATTGTTCTTCATAGTCTAAATACATTAGAAAACTAACTTTCTCCATATGTTTTCTCCTTTCGTTAATATGAAAGGACATAGAAATCTTATAAGAATTTTATAAGTATATGTTTCTATGCCCTCCTTTCATAAATAATTTTTTCCATATCTTTTCATAAATTCTTCTTTTGTTTTGTTATAATGTTCTTGCCAAGCTTTTTGAGCTTCTGCTTTTAACCATTCCCATTTTTTAGGGTTCAAATGTATCGAGTCATTGCTTGTCCTATGCATATAAGGTGTTATAAATATTACTAGTCCATCTTGAATAGATTTGTCTCTGTTTCCTGTTCTACCTTCAAAAACTTCATGCCTTTCACTTCCAGCAAATCTTTCTGTTGAATAAAATGAATTTTGAGGCATTATGCTATATTCTTTCATTTTCTACCCACTTCAATCTTGCAACTTCGTTAGGTGTTAATGTGCATATTCCTTGTTGTTGTGCTTCTTGTATTACACCATCTAAAAGTATCTTAAATTCGTTTTTATCCATTTGAGAACTGCCTTCGTATACTTTATATATCTTGAAATTTACACCGTTTATTTGGGTTTCTCGTTCAAATTCGTAATATTTAAAAAACTTTGATACATCAATATCAGCTCTTATCGTTACTAGCATTGATTGTGAATAGTCTTTTATCATCTTTAAATATGTATCTTCTTTAGATAATCGCATTTTATTTGCTATTTCATTGATTAAACTCCACATGTAAGCATTTTGTGTTAGAGTTCTTTTTTCTTTGTGCTCTTTAACTTCAAATAACTTTTCTCTGTTTTGATTAAATAACCATTTAACTAATGCCTCTGCTGTTCCTATCATAATCTGCCTCCAAATTAAAATGGTAAATCATCTTGATTAGTTATCTCAAAATCGTCTGTAGCTTGTACCTCGTTTTGTGTTGCATCTTTTTTGTCCCCAGCAAAATATGTTTCTTCTGCTATTACCTCTGTTACATAGTGCTTTATGCCTTTGTCATCATCATAGTTTCGTGTTTGTATTCTTCCTATTACTCCAACTTGTTGACCTTTCCTAAAGTATTTACTTACAAATTCTGCTGTCTTATTCCATGCAACGCAGTTTATAAAATCAGCTTGTCTTTCTTCTCCTTGCTTAACAAATCTTCTATTTACTGCAAGTGTGAAACTTGTTACTTGTGTGTTTGTACTTTGTGTATATCTTGTTTCTGGATCTTTAGTTAGTCTCCCTAATAAAATTACCTTATTCATGTTGTTTTGCCTCCTTTGCTTTTTTTATTGCTTCTAATATTTTTACGTATTGACTTGCTGTTAGATCTGTTGTTTTTGAGATTTTATAATTCTTTTGTAGCAACTCTTCAACATTCCAGCCCATTTCCTTCATCATTGCTTCTACTTTTTTTGCATCTGCTTCACTGATTTTGTTGTCTGTAACACTACTTTTCTTTGTTGATTGTTCTGGCGTTTCACTGTCTGGATCCTTCATTTCATCTGTTGGAATACAGAATACTTGAAATAGTGCATATTTCATTGCAATTGCCATTGCCTTGTTTGTTGCTTTATCTCCACTATCCATTCCTTCTCCAATCGTGATTGCCTCAACACTACTTCCATCTTCTGCATAAAATTTATATTTTATTTTGCATATTGAGTAGATTAAATTTCCACCTTTAGAAGTTGTTCTTTCTTCTCTCGTTTGCTCTAATATCTCTGGTACTATAAAAACTTTATTCTTGGCTAATAGTGGTTGTAATGCATTCATAACATCATCTATTCCTCTATACATAAAGCCTTGAGTTTTATTTCTTTGAGTTTTTCCTATACTCGGAACCTCTTCCATAATTTTCGTTATACTTTGATATATATTCATCATTTAATACTCAACCTTTCTCCTCTTGGCTCCAAATGAGCAAAAGGTAATTTCTTGCCTTCTTCTAATGCTTGTCTTATTTTGTCTGTGTCATTTTCTACTACTGTTTTTGTGTATTCAGCGGGTACTTCACTATCTATTGTTAATGCTTGCTTTCCGCCATTCTTTGCTATACTAAAACTAAATAAATTAGTTGCAAATCTTGTCTTTCCTGTTTCTTTCATTGCATTAAATAAATTGCTTTTTAATGCTTTTACTCTATTTTCAAATACCTTAGCACTTTCAGATAATCTTTGAGCTTCTTCTTTTCTAGCTTTTGCTTTTGTTTCTAGCTCTTTCATAATCTTTGCATAATTGTCTGCTTTATCTTCTATATCTCCTTCTATACTTTCCAATGTATCTAGTACCATTTGCTCGTCTACATCGTCTTGATATAGCATATTTAATACTTCATCGTAATTCCTTGTTAATTCATATATGTTACTCATTACATACCCTCCATTTCATCAAAAACTCTATCTTCGTAATCTCTGTCTGCTTCTTCAAGCTCATGTTCGTATCTTGCTTGTCTTTCTTCTGAATCCGTCGTTTCTATAATATAGCCATTTACTATTCGTATCATATCTGTTCCTTTCCACAATGTGGACAATATTTATAAGTTTCTTCTAGTGTTTTTCCACAGTTGTAGCAAACTCTGATGTCCTTTCTTTTAGAAATTTCAATTTTGTCCCCTACTTGTAATATCTCAAGAGGTTCTCTAATCTCTATGTTTAAATTTTTTCGTATTTCCATTGGAATAACAATTCTTCCTAATTCATCTAGCCTTCTTGTAATTCCTACCGCTTTTCCCATTTGACTTTCCTTTCTATCTTGTGCTATAATTAGTACAAGAGTTCATATTTATGTAATTCAATTGAGTTAGTTTTTTGATTGGTAGTCGCAAACTGACTCATTTTTTTCGTCTATCAATAGCTCATATATTGTATTTGTAGCCATTTCAGATATTCTCTTCTTTATAACTTCTCTATCTAAATTGCTTTCATTTAGATTTCTTATTTCTTGCAATACTCCTGCAAGGCTTGTTTTTACATCTTGAATTTCTATTTCTTTTCTATCAATTACTCTTGTTAGCTCTCGTATTGTTTGAGCCTCATCTATATTCTTTTCTGCCATACTATTTCACTCCTTTCTTTAATTCTTTTAATCTTAATTTTAGCTTTGCCATTGTTACCACATGCCACACGTAACATTTGTCTAGCTTGTCCATACTCTTCCTCCTTCGTTTTAGTTTAATAATTTACTTGCTTTTTTCATTGTAAATTTATATATGCTGAATCCACTCAATCTATATACTGCTATTTGAACTAATAACAATATTGCTATAAACTTTGTTATTTTTGTTGCAAAATATAATATAAAAAATGCTATTTCAAATAAGCTATACATATTTATCATCTCCTTTCTACTAACATTCTTGTTATTAAATTCAATGTTGTTTCTGCTTCAATTCGCTTTTTTCGTTCTTCTTCATATAATTCTTTTGAAACTGTATTTCCGCCAACCTTGATTTTATATTGTCCTCCTGGAGTCTTTCGATATTCAACTTCTCCATTATTTATCATTTGAAGAACAACCTCGTATCCTAGCTTAAAACGTTTCATATACTGTCTTAGGCTTATCCATTCTTCCATTTTCTCACGCCCTTTACTGTTCTATCATAGGAACAATCCCATTTTTCTTTAACAACTCATAAAGAAATAATCTACCTTTTTGAGTCCATTTTGTATTCATTGTTACGTCTTTCCTGCCATCCTGATGAGTGTATTCAACCGTCTCACTATGCGTATATCCACAATTATGATAATTACTATATAAAAACCATTGATGTCCCTGTTTAAATTGTACCTTTAGTTCATGTAATTTTTGATTTAATGCTTTTGCAGACATTCCATAATCTTTTGCAATCGCTGTTATAGTTACTAATGCTTTGCTTTGTAATATTTGGTCCAAATAATCCGCTTTTGGTTTTAATTCTCCTATTAATTGTTTCTGCTGCGTATTTTCTAGTTGTAGCACGTTTAGTCTGCTCTCTGCTATTTTTAATGCTCTTGCCATTATTTTCTCTGGACTATTAAAGTCTTTTTCTACTTGTATAAAATATTGCCTTACTTTTTTGCCATTTTCATTTCTTTGTATCATTGCAATTTCTTTTGCCATATCTAACTTAATTGCATGGTCACTATATGTTGTTTCATTTCCTTGAGCTGTTACTCTTTTTTGAGTAATAGTACAATAATCTTGATTTTCTACAAATCCATAATCTTTCATTCTATTAAACCAATCATTGTATCTTGTACTCACTCCTAATACTTCGTATAATTCTCTGCCATTTACTATTGGCTCTTGATTTTCATTTACTTCAATTTTAATTAATTCTTTCATGACAAGCTCCTTTGGTTATTTTTTTAACCATTATTCTAAAAAAATAAAATCTTTGTAATTCAAATTATTATTTTCACAAAAATTTATTATAGCATTGCAAACTTTTGAGCTAGCAGCATTAGCTTTTTTATTTAGTATTTGATTCAAATAACATCTATCTATCTGGATTGTTTCTGCAAAAAAAGTTTGATTTCCTCTAAATTTTGTGTTAATTAATTGGTTTACACTATCCACATTTACTCTCATATTCTCACTCCTCCCCCCTTGGTTACTTTTTTAACCAAACTCATTATATAAGATACTTCATTGAAAGTCAATACTTTTTGGTTATTTTTTTAACATTTTTTGTTGATTTTTTTAAAGTATTGATATATACTATATTCAGGAGGCTTTAGTATGTTTAATAAAGATGATTTTGCTGAAATCTTAACAAAAATTTATAAAACTTATAACAATCAAAGAGATTTTGCTGACGCAACAGGAGTTAATAGGGCATATTTATCTCGTTATATGAATAAAAAAATAAATAATCCACCTTCTCCAAAAATTTTGGAAAAAATAGCTAATAATTCTAATGGAGTAATATCTTATGCTCAATTAATGGAAGTCTGCGGGTATATAGATGTTTCGGTAGACTTTGATAGTACACAAATAAAGCAAAGAACTGAGTACATCTTGAATAATATAGATTATCTATTATCTATAGGGTTATCCTCTCAACAAATTTCTAAACTCCAAGACATTATGAATATGGATTTTTCATCTAATGAATATCACCAATCAATAGATAATTTTATTGCAACTTTACCACTAGAAACAGCATATCCCCTTTTAAAGTTTTTACAAAGCATGATTAATGACTTATCGGTTAAAAATCAAGAACAATTAGCGTTAGCTCAAAGTTTAAAAAAGGAGGCAGAAGAACTACTTAATAATGCAAAATCCTTGAAAGACCTTATGCGTATTGAAAAAAAATATTTAAAAAAATCTCAAGTTTATATGTGTCCTGTCTATGGTCAGATAAGTGCAGGACAACCAAACTGGGCAGAGGAATGCATTGAAGGAAGATTACCTATTGACCCTAACCTTATGAATATAGTCAATCCAGAGGAATGTTATTTCTTACGTGTGAATGGCGAAAGTATGAATAAGGTTGTAAAAAATGGTGCGTATGCTCTTATTCGTAAAACTGATTGGGTTGATGATGGAGAAATTGCTGTTGTATTAGTAAATGGGTATGATGCTACATTAAAGAAATTCAGCAAACAAGGAGATTTTGTTGTTTTAGAGCCTATGAGTAATGACCCAAGTTTTAAAACGCAAATTTATACAAAAGATACTCCAATAAAAATAATTGGTAAATACATCGGAAAGTTTGAAATAAAAAACTAAAGATAAGTTGTAACAGACTTATCTTATTTTATAGGAGGAATCATGGCAAAGAAAACTAATTTTGAAGTAAATGGAAAAAAATATTTCCGAAAAACAAAAACAGTTGGGCATAAACCAGATGGTACAGCAATTAGAAAAACATTTTATGGCAATGGTGTAAATGAAGCTAATCAAAAAGCTGATGAATATATGAATAATATTAACAATGGAATGAGCCTTGATTATAAAGAGATGACTATTGATATGTTAGTATCGACATGGCTATATGATATAAAGGCAAATGATATTAATTTCAAACCAGGTTCTTTCTCGAGGTATGAAGGTATCTATAGAAATTATATCGTAGATAAAAAAATAAGCTATTTAAGAGTATTCTCATGCAAAACAGCCAATATTAAAGAGTACTACAATGAATTGTCTGCAGAAGGAAAAACGGAAAGTCAAATAACAAACTTAAACAAAGTTCTAAAAGGGGCTTTCAATTATGCGATTCAAGAAGGTTATATTCTAAGAAATCCATGTCAATTTGTTACAATTCCTAAATCAGAAAATGAAGATTTTGATGAAGTAGACGATGAAAATGACTATTTTGATAATACTGACATTGAAAAAATAATAGCTGAATGCAATAAAAGAATTGCTAGTAAGACTACAGACTATCTTCCATATTTAATTCTATTTTCAATCGGTTCTGGTCTTAGACTTGGAGAAGCAACAGGCTTACAATATAAATATTTTTCAAATTATGTAGTAAAAGTAAAAAAGGAATTATGCAAAATAAAAAAATTTAAAGGTAAAGAGATTGTTGGATACGAATATAAATTAATAACACCTAAAACGCCATCTAGTATCAGAGATGTAGACATTGCCTCGCATTTATTTGATACAATAACAAATTATATTGATACAGTTGTTGTAGAAACATATAAACGCAATAAAAAAGAATTTGACGACAATAGCCTAATTTTTGTTAATGAAAGTTGCAATATAATTGACCAATCTAATCTAAGAAAAAAATGGGTTAAGTTCTTGAAAGAAATAGATGTTACATATAAAAAATGGCATGCATTAAGGTCCGCATTTGCTTGCTTATTGTTTTTATGTAGTGCTGATATAAAAACCGTTCAAGAATTGCTCGGACATGCTGATATAAATACCACAGCTAAAATATATCTTCATGTTTTCCCTGATACAAAAAAGAATGCTGTAAATCTTCTTAATCAGAAACTGATGTGATAAAAGTGTGATAAATTTAAAAAGAAAAGAGTAGCAAGTTTCTTATAAATCTTGCTACTCTAGGTTTCTGGTCGAGGTGACAGGGATCGAACCTGCGACCTCATGGTCCCAAACCACGCGCGCTACCAACTGCGCTACACCTCGAAATAAGTACCTTTTAAAAAGTACTTATTTAATATATCACAGAATTTAATTTTTTGCAATATTTTTTTGATATTTTTATTTAATTTTATAAACTTTTTACTGCTTCTTGTATCAGTTTATTTTATTCAAACGTTTTATGTAAAGTATTTTGTTGTTTTTATTGCTATTTGCTTATTTTCATGTTAAAATAAAGTT